GTAAGTTCAATTTCTCTAAGTTCTGATACAGCTTCATTTAATATTGCTGCGGCATTTAACATAGCCCCACCAGGTAAAGGAACTCCAGAAAATTTAATTAAATTTTGACCCCATTGTTTCTTTAATAATGCAGTATAATATCTTTTAAATATTCGGTCATTCCAAACTTTTTCATATTTATATGGATCAATCTGAACATATGCTTCGACCATTAAATATTTTCCATTTGACATTGACGAATAATCTGTATCTAAAAATAATGTATCTGTTGTACGAGTATATGTGTAAGATACTGGATAATTAAAAACATCATTTATAAGTTTAACATAACTCATAGCTTCCATATACGCAGCCATGGGTCCAGATGGAGTGGCAGATTGATTATTATAAAGACCAAAGAAATCAAATAAAGTCATCTGATATCTCAAATCAAACATATAATCACCAACCTCATTAGTTGGTGTAAACACTTTAGTTATTGTTCTAATATCCGTTGCAGCAGGCCAATATCCGGTTGATCCGTCTTCGTTAGTCTTTAATTTGGCACCTAAAGCATTGCCAAAAGTAGTAGTATTAAAAGATTTGGCAACAATATCTTCAGGAGTTATAAGATATACGTAAAGTGCTCTCTGATTGAAGTCAAAATGACGTTCAAACATGTATTCTAAGGCTTCATCCAATCTATCTTCGGCTTGTTGGGGGTCTATATTGATCTGTAATACAGGAGCTCCAAGAGATCTAAAACAATAGTTGATAAATTCTTGTCTTGTAGTGGGTTTCGCCATTATACAAATATTTATGAATTCTCTATAATTTTATTTACTTCAGCTATTATATTTTCTTTTTCTTCAGATCTACCAACAGTTACCTGTATTAAATCTAATAATTCTGGATCAAAATTTTCAATTTGTTCTTTTCTTTCTGGTGAAAGAGTAGAATTTGGATCATAGTTAGTAAACCCAGGTAATTGTAATGGACAATTTAAACTGGGGTAGTCTAGTTTAGCATATTCACCATCGGCTTTTATTAACCAGGTATTGCTATTATCACCACAACCACATCCACCACAATAAAAGTATTCAGAATTGTTGCTTTTTCTTAAATTGTGGCAAGGAGAAATATCTCCATGCCCAAAACAAGCAACTGTTCTAATTTTTTTAGTTATTAGATCAGTTTTATTATTTGTTAAACCGCGACTAGCTAGAGCCATAGCCAATGAGACCATTTTTTTAAACATTTTTATACACTTTCATAAACTACAGTCATTCCTGCTGGAATAACATGTTCAGACAAAAATAATTTATGCTTATCTAATATATTAGCCTTTATATTTACTACTCCTGGAGCAGAAGTGTATACTTCTGTTGTAGAGTAAGGCATATCTAATAAAGATGTCAAAATATATTTAATACCTTTATTAGTTCCCTTTATATCAAAATATGAACCCTGTACTTGAATTGAGAACCGCCTTATATTTGGCAATACATCAGATAATGCATCACTTGAAAAATCAGCACTGGGAAAATAACTTTCCGCAATACCCTGTAACAATTTATAATCAATACTCATACCGCAACGAATATTCTCCCAATCTAATTGAGCACCATATCCATATTTAAGACTAAAAAGCCATCTAAGATAATTTTTAAATAATGGAATAACTAATACATTTTCAGTATTGTCATCATATTCTTTAATAATCCATGATGGAAATAAAGACTTTATAGTAAGTGAATCACCAAACCAATATTCACCCTGAATATTATAAAATTCAGAACCATAATAATTAATTACCTTTTCGACAAATTTATCAACTTTGACTTTTAAAGATACCGGAATATGGTGAAATAATAAAATCATAGAGTGTAATTAATTGATATTCCAGCAGGACCTGTTGATGACAAAAATGTTAATAACGATGTTTGATCTGCAGCTGATAATGAAGCATTTACATAAACATTTACTGAATATGGAGTTGTTCCATTGGAAACAGTAATTAAGGTTTCATTATCTGTACCAGAAATTCCAGAAGACATTACAGCGTATTTAAGATCATTTAGTGTGACCCAACGTTTTCTACCGTTACCATTAAATAATACTGTTGCTCTAGCACGCTCTACACTTAAATTATCATAACCACCAGTTGGTGTTGGGTTGCTTACAAAGATAGTAGAACTGAGTGGAGTTATTGTTGCATCATTGCCTTTACTACCATTGGTATTCAAACCAATAACTTCAACACGTACATTTAAATCAATAGGAGTAGAATTAATAAAATTATTAGTAACCATGTACCCACTAGGTCCATTGATTACTGTAAAATAATTACCAGCAGTAGTTGCTTCTGAACCTCGATCAACTCTCGTGTAAACAGTCTGTACACTAGTAATAATATTTGTAGTAACAAAGGTAATTGTACGTGGGTCAACTGTTAAAGGAATCAGTATATACTGACCATCATAATTATAGTCAGTATAATTTATAGCCTGTGTACCAGAATACAATGTATATGAATTGGTACCTATAGCAATATCTTCAATATTAAAAAATAATATATTACTTCCATCTATTGCTTGTGATGAAAATGATGTATAAGCTGGTATAACTGCTGAAGCTTCTAATGTTATATCTGTGGTTGCTGATTGTGTAAATGGCAACACTATAGATTCATTTGCTGCCAATCCAGAAAAAGATTCTAAATTTTGTGCAGAAACTTTAAATGATTCATTAAATCCAAAATAACTATATGCACCATTATATGCAGTAGCTGTAGCCAATATATTAATAAACATATTAGCTGCACTAGAAGAATTTTTAAAATCAATACTAGATAAACTTGGTTGTGCCGATAGAAAACGAGTTAAAGAATTTACTATATCAGTAAAGTCTAAAGAAGAAACATTCAAATCTTTTGTATTATATGCCATTATATGTTTACCTCAATATTGCAATATATATTGCTTTGTAATTTTATTCCATCAAAATAACCAAATTTAACTTTAAACTGCAATATACTTTGAGTATAAGAAAATAACTCAACAGTAACATCTGTTACACCTTGAATAGAGGCTTGAATATAATGTGACATAGTATTTTCTAATACTTCTTTATTACTAATAGGGTCAAATATATAAACATAATAATCTGAACCAAAATTTTTATCAGATGTTAATTCTCCCTTATTGGTATTAAATAAATGAGATATTTTTTGTACAATGCTATTGTAGCCACTTACCATAGCAATGTCGGTAGTGCTATTGGTAGTTGGTATTTTTTCAAGGAGTATTGAAAAATCTGTATTCTGCATTAAAATTATTTATCTGGAATCTGAGTTACAGTTAAAGCTGTCTCGTGGGTTCCACCGCTATTTAAGATGTGTTTAACAGAAAGTATCATATATAAACCTGAAAATATAGACTTACCAGTGTTAATAGGTGTTCTAGTTGGATGATCTACTAGAAGCTCAATTATGTACCCTGGTCTTATATTATAATCACCAGCAACAGTTAAATCAATTTTGGATTGGTATTTTAAACCATCTAAAAATTCTCTTCTATCTACTGGAACTTTAACTGGAGTTTTCCAAAACGTAGCAACATTTAATCTGTGTTTTAGGTATGCGGCATAGTTGTCACCAACCTCTGGACAAACACAACTAAAAGGTGCTTCTGGTGTTCCCCATAAACAACCCAACCAAGAAGGACCCAAAGATGATTTAATACCTTCACATTCTCCTCCTGTTAATCCAGTTAACAAATCTCTTATAACTAATGTTCCCTTTGGAGAAACACTTCCTGTAGATCCTGTCCAAATATTTGATGGTAAAATATCCAAACCTTCTGCAATTTTTTTAATTGCTGGGAATGAATCAAAACACCCTTGTAAAGAATCTGGAGAAGATGTTAAACCACGAGTTATTTCCGAATTTGCACATTCGTAACTATCCCGTGAAGTTACAGGAGTAATTGCATGTTTTGCAATAGTATACGGATAAATTTTTATTTGATTTGTATTTGACATAATATAATATTATGGACAGGTTCCATCTAAAACGTTTTCTGCAGTAAAATAATACAAATATTTATTATCGTATGATGAATTCCAATTAGATAATGTTATTCCAGATGTATTAAAAACATTTTTCCATGATTTTTTATACATTTTTACAACATGATTTATTGTACCAGTAGTATTGACTACTTGAGTAGATTTTAATCCAATAGGTCTATAAGAAAACCCAGATGGTGGAGAATTCCAACCAGGAGCATACATTGGAGTTTGACCACCTACAGTATTATTTGATTCATTTAAGTTTATTGCAAAAGTATTAACTCCAGTAGAATCGGGTGTTGCTGCAGATTTTACATTGGGATCTAATACCCAATGAGATAACTCCATTACATCTTTATCTGAATATATTTGATTTGGATTAGAACTAGGAGTAACAGGAGAAAAATTAATTTTATTCCAACCATAAACCCATTTAATATTGGAAGCTTGGCTATCTATTACTGTATTTTGATTATATGATGTCAATACGGCAAAAAAAGAATCATCAGAATCTTCACCCATACAACATAACGAGTACATAACAAAATTTTGTAATTCTATCTTTCTTATTAATTCTAATTGATTATTAGCACTAGATCCAGAAAGAAGAACTAAAGAATTATATTTTATATCTAAAACTTTTTGTAAATTACTATTAGAAGCATCTGCTTCAGATGCTGTTACTGTAGGGTAATATGGATCTAAAGGAGTTAAATCAAATACATTTTTCCACATTTCACCGTTATCAATAAATTCATATGCTGATGTCACTCCAGCAATATTAAATGCTTTATAAGCTTTTTCTACTCCATATTGATTTGACATATGTGTAGATATAGAATTTTTATTAGATGATACTCCATCATCAACATATCCCCATTTTCCCGAATATTCTAATTCCTCAGAACCTTTTGCCAATGCATTTATACCTGAAGTGTTTCCTACTATATCAATATTATATTTTAAACCTTCATCTAAAAATTGATAAGCCAAATCACTATATGTATTTCCACCAATTTTAGGAATATCTAAAATTTTTGGAGTTTTTCTTACATAATAATATTGTTTCGTTATAAACTGTATGCCTTGGTTGGTACTGTAATTGTATATTTTTTTATATACCTTACCATTCATAGACTGTTGTGATTGATCACCAGAATAAATTGCATAACGCAAATTATAATCTTTTAAAGCTAATTTTCCTTCAATATCATCCTCAACTGATGAAATATATTTTAAACTAAGATAATTTCCCCAGTTAGTCCAATATACATATCTTGGTTTATCAGCATATCTAGCATATGGACCAGTTTTTAAGGGAACAGCATAATTAGTAAGATAATTTAAATATTCTGGAATATTATCTGCTGGAACTTCTGTTCCATCTAATTTAGGATTTAAAGTCCTGTAACACATATAATTATCTGTCGGAGATATAATTCCACCAGTTTTTTGTAGATATGGACCTCCAACTTTTTTAGCAACTTCTTCAAAAAACTTATCTATTCTGTATACTTTAGATTTTGGATTATTTAAAACGGTTGCTAAAGTATTTTCTTGACAATAAAAGTAAAATTGATTACTAAACTGTATAGAAGCATATGATTCTTCAGTGGCAGACGCAGCATTATTTAAATTGGCAACAGCATGGATTCTAAATGTATCTGTTCCACCACTTTCATAAACAAATTTTATATAATTGATACCATATTGATCAACTCTAGAAATAAAATCGGCTTTATCTTTTACAATTAAAACACCAGAAGGAAAAACATCAAACAAACTTTCTGTTAATTCTAATCTATGATATTCACATTCTTCATTGCTTGTGAATATGTTTAATGATGTGCTAGCATCATCATTTTGTAAAAATATCCCAACTAAAGGGGAATTAAAAGGATTTGATTTAAGATTCATAGACCAGAATATTTAGGTGTCACTAGAGTAGATAAAGATGAAGGTAAATCTAAAGAAGATATGACATTAATTTGTTTTGTTTCACTTGTAATATCTTGATTAACTGTAATATCAGAACTACCAGTAAGAGATGCAGGTAAAAAATTACTTATAGTATCAACTTTCTCTCCACCACGTGTAGTAAAAATTTGTTTATCGTTTTTAATACTAACTTGTTTTGAGGTACTATCTGTATATTTAATACTATTATTAGCATTTACATTATTACCAGTAGAAAAATAAGTATCTCCACTATATAAAAACGTCAAATCGGTTATGGTTGTTGGAGATGGATATATCAACTCTTCTCCAGAGGCTTGGTAGCTTGGTTTTACTGTTGTAGAGGTATTATATGAATTTGATTTTTCAACAAGAGCAAAACTTCCATTTAAATCAAAATTACCAACATAAGAATATTCCCATGGGTTTCCTGATGTTGAACCAAGATATGATGTTAAAATACTTCCTGCTGGAGGATTAAATGTAATACCCGAAGGAGAAAAACTAGTTGATGTAACTGTTAAAGGGTTAAATGAAGTTTTAACTTCATTCTCTGCAATATATGTTGTAGCATTTTCTTTAGTTAATTCAAACGGGTTTATTTTATTATTTGAATGTAAGAAAACCCATAATGAATCAGGATCATTAAATGCAGACAATGATGCTTCAATTAAAGTAGTTTGATTATCAATAATAATATTGATTTGTCTTTTATTATCTAAGTTTTTATTATAAAAACTATAAAAATCACATAAATTAATATCTCCTATTGGAGTGCTATATGCTCTTTTTGGTAAATTAGTAAAAAATTTCATATTAATCTTAATTTAATTATTGGGCATATCCAAAAGTATTATATGAGACTTCCGATTTAGACCAAATATAATTTGCTGATGGTACAAAGGTACCGGTTTCAAACTCTACAAAAACTAAAGACATTAGGGTATATGAAGAAGCACCGTTTGGTAAAAATCTTACAATAGGATCAACCCTATCATTCTTTTTAACGGTTACACTTTGTAATACACATGGTAAAGGTTCGCCAAGCCATACTTCAGTTAAGTTTTCAAACGAGGATGGCTGAGATCCCTTAGTTACTACAATTGTCCATAAATTTTGCGGATATGTTCTTTCAGGAAAGTCAGCAATTGCTGGATAAGACCATTTTCTAAAAGACGCTACAATATTTTCTACGGCTACACTTTCACTGGCATTATGTGGAGCAAAAATATAATCAAACTGATATGTTTTTCTTGCTTCACTAATCATGGATAATTCAGTAATATTAGAAAAACGTCTATATGTTGATGTTGCAAATTGCTTTTCAGAATAAAACTGTGCTGGTTGCAATGTACGATCAAATAATGTATCAAACCTACCAAATCCACCAGAGTTTGCAACACCAGCCATACTTAAAACAGGTCCTACTGGATTGTCAGATTGTGCAAAATCATGGTTTGCTGAATATCCAGGTTCTTTAGGTAAAGGTAGTCGAATTCTTCCAAAACTTCTATTAACAATACCTGATCGGGTTCTTTCAAAATTTTTCAAAGAATATGGTGCAGTATAGAAGTTAATCCATAAAGGTTGTTCTGCAGCATATGATCCTAATGGGTATTGTGCAAAGTATGCCATATTAATAATATTTATGATTTTGATAAATATTTTAATGGCGTATAGAACTAAATATGTTCCTTTAAATCAACAAAAATATGTGGGGAATCCAGATTCTATCCACTGCCGTTCGCTATGGGAACGCAGCGTATGCAAATTTTGTGATGTAAATGAAAATATTGTAAAATGGTCATTTGAAGAAATTATGGTTCCGTACCATAATCCGGTAGATAATAAGATCAGAAACTACATTCCCGATTTTCTTGTTCAAATCAAAAACAATGATCAAGTTGAATCCTGGATGATAGAAGTAAAACCAAAAAAACAAACTATGTTAAAAGAAAATGCATCTAAAAAAGAAAAATTAACATGGATTGTCAATGTTGCCAAATGGAAAGCAGCAGAGTTGTACTGCCAAAAACACAATTTTGTGTTTAAACTTTTAACAGAAAAAGAATTATTCTCCAATGCCTAATTTAGATAATACCATATCAAGTTTAAAAAATTATTTTACTCAACATAAAGGTATTCAGAGACCTAATAGATATTCGATATCATTTCTGAATACTCCAAGTTCTGCATTCTTAGATCCAGAATACGTAGTAGATGAATTTCTTTTAAATCAACGAGCCATAGATCATGTTGCTGACGATTTATCCGGTTATGGTGTTGGAAGATTGATTCCAAGAAGCCAAAGTTTTGCACACGGATTTGCTGTAACATTTCCAGTAACCGGTGACAATAGAACATTATTGTTTTTTAATGATTGGTTTAATGCTATCTATAGTGGTGGTTATTCTGTAGGAAGTTACAATACTCCATTTAAATTAGCATACTATGATGATATTGTAAAAAACTGTAAAGTAATATTAAATTTACTAGACTTAAATGGAAATATAGTTTCGAGGTATACCTTTAATGAAGTGTTTCCCGTTGAAACAACTCCACTGAGAGTTAGTAGTGTTGCACCAGATCCATATTTACGTTACACAGTAGTGTTTAACTATAGAGATTATAAAAACGAAAGATTATAATTATTATGAATTTATTAGATGAATTGAATGTATATTTTCCAAAGTACGAAGTAGTATTACCTGTAAGTAAATTAAAAGTATTATTTACACCATTTAAAGTAAAGGATGCTAAGAATCTTTCTATTATTTTACAAGAAAATAATAAAAAATTAGCTCTGATTGCTCTTTATGAAATTATAAAAAATAATACTAATAATATTGATATTAATGAATTATGCATTGCAGATGCAGAATATTTGTTTTTACACATTAGATCAAAAAGTGTAGATGAACATATATCAGTTATATTTGAAAAAAACAAATATGAATTGAATATCTCAGATATAGTTTGTGTGAATTCATTAAATAAAAAAATTATTAATATAAACAATAACATTTTAATTGAATTAGAATCACCTATTTTTTCTGATCTTCTTAAATTAAATTCTTTTGAAACTAATGATTTTTATAAAATATGTATTAAAAAAATAATTGTTCAAAAAGAAATTTATGACTTTAATAAATTTGTACCAGATGAAATTAAAGAAATAATAAACAATCTTCCAATATCTGTGTTAAAAGAATTTGATAACTTTTTATCAAATCAACCTAGACTCACAGCGACAATTAAATTGTTAGATGGTTATGAAAAGGAGGTAAATGGGGTATTAGATTTTTTTATCTTTCGGTAAGATACTTTGATCTTACCGATTATTATAAATCAAATTTTAAATTAATAAATACGTTTTCTTGGAATATTACAGATATAGAAAATATGATGGTATGGGAGAGAGAAATCTATATCAATTTATTATTAGAAAATTTGCAAACACAAAATTCGTCACAATCAAATAATAATCCATTTAATATAATAAATCAATGAACCCAGATATAAACCAAAATACGTTTGATTTAGATTTAAGAGCTGAACAATCAAATTTTGATCAAGCATTAAATACTTCAACTAATTCAGAACAAAGATCTTATGTGTTTGAAATGGATCAAATTAAACAACCAGAAAATAATGTAGTTTCATTAACAGCAGAATCACCAAGAATTCCAGACAGAGAAGTTATAAATCCGATGCAATCAAGTATGTCATCATATGTCTCATTAAACACACCTATGGTAGAAAATGCTGAAACAATTCAATCAGGAATGCTTAATACAGCATCTGGACAAGAACAAATATATTCTGAAATGAATGGAATGTATAGTGCTATGCAAGAATTAAATACTAAAATTGGTAAAAAACAAGATTTGGTAAGTAATGATCAAGGCAAAACAGAATCACGAACAACAAACATGCAAAAAAATGTCATGTTCTTTGATCGGTTAAATCTAACTTTATCTCGTCCTTCGTGGGGATAAAAAAAGCCCCTTGCGGGGCTTTTCTCAATCATTTTCCATTTCGGAGAAGTACTTTAGAGGATCTTTTTCCTCAATGTCTTCACGAATTGTTGTATCCGATACATCATCTTCAATACTCTTTGACTCGGTAAACTGAGCACGAATATCGTCTCCGGTTGCCTTCTTGAGTCGTGCCTTTAGTTCATCATAACTCTTGAACTGACTCTTGTCAGTAAACTCCTTGAGGGCGTATTGCTTCTTCCAGAGTTCCTCTAGCTTTTTATCATCTCCACCAAGGAGAGGGGCAGGAGCAGCAAACTCTGAACGA